CAAGCCAAGAAGAAGTCATCGCAAATATGCCAAAACAAGATGGAATGATTGATCTGAGTAAATTTATGTTGTTTGGTGGTTCATATGAAGATACTTCTGGCAAAGAGGGTCGGCGTCAATTAGTACGCCAGCTTGTTGGTCCTGGTGTAGATGTCGAAGGCTCGATGAGCCAAAATACAGACACTGAAGATAATCTTGATGCTAATTTAGTTGGCGATATTATCGCACAGTACGAAGGGCAGTGCGAAGAAATAATGAATGAGTACAATAATAGAATGGCTCAAACATATTCTGATTATGAAGTTCAAGATGATGGTGCCGATAGCGCCTATATTAGACCTTTCGCTGCGTTTATTGCTAAGTGGCCGATTGATGAGTGGAAAAGACTGCCCGGCAATAATGAAGAAGTTGTTTGGAACTCTGTCGATGAGGTTATTGCGATATATGGTGACATATTTGAAGACTCCAACAACTATACACCTGTTATTCGTCGTGTTCGTGAAGAAATACATTTAACTATAAAGATTAACTTTGAGCATCCTGACATTTATGGTAACGGCTATATGGCAATGCCAGAAGAATATGAAGAAGCACTTCAAAACATTGATGTTATAATCGACGACAGAAGAGATCAATTTGAAGCTGTGCTTACCGACTACTTTAAGCGCGAAGGACAAATGGAAGGTGGTGATTATATTAAATTAGCCATGGAAATCGAAGATGGTGATCTTACTTCTTATGAGTGGGATCTTGAGACTGATGGAGAATACACAGAGTCATATGAATCCACAGCGCGCTATACACATTATTATGATCCAGAAGACCTAGGATTGGGAATTGATGTATTAAAGCAGATTGTTGATTCTCGCGACTTTAGAATTGAGTTGAGAAAACAGCTTTTAGAGGCACCAAGAAAAGAAGAAAATACACAATATTACTTATCTATGAACGCTATAACAGTAGACCAGAGTGGAGAGGTCGCATTTACCGCTATATTCTCGATTAACGCTGACGAGCCTGATATCATGGCTGGATTGTTCAGAGAGCTTGTAGAGGGTGAAATGGATGATGAAGATAACCTTACGGTGGTATTCAACAGGGTATTGGCTCAGTTTGTTAATTCTCGCAAGCCTGCGTTTATGCAAACAAACGAAAACCTCGTAAAAACGTGGAAAGGATTTTTAAACTCATGAGTAAATATTTGCAAGATCCTGATTACTTGTTCAGTATCTTAACAATCCTTGTTAAAAAGAACGGTGGTAAAATAACTTTGACAGAAGAAGAAATTAAAAGTGTCTCTAAGGGTGATTTAATTGGAATGTATTTTGAACCAAAAACTGGGAGCATTATACTTAAAGAAGTGGCGCCAGAAGATATGCTTCAAGCAACTTCAATGGTTCGAGATGATATAGACAAGGTATACGACAACTAATGTTAAAAAAATTTACAGAACATCCAAGTGAAAAAGGTGAAACCTATCTTCAACACATGCTGTCATCATGGAAAATAGTATATACACTTAAAGTGATCGAGTCTCAATGTTTTGTCCATTCAATTTTTCCATTTTTATTTACTGACGCTCTTTCTGGAAAAATAAGTTGTTTGGAAAAATTGGCACACCGAACACAAGAAGACTCAGAAGAAGAGCTGTATGAGGTTTACGGTGGTGATTGATTTTTTAATCATTGGATTTGCATGCATTAGTATTGCAGTATTTACTGCCACCAAAGACGATCATAAAAATAAAGAAAATGTACAGATACAAAGCGAACCTGATCCGAGTAATTGATGGCGACACTATAGACGCTTTGGTTGATTTAGGTTTTGATGTTTGGATTAAGAAGCGTGTTAGATTATACGGTATTAACACACCAGAAACACGCACCAAAGACGTTGAAGAGAAAAAGGCAGGAAAAGCTGCTATGGCTAGACTAGTGGAGATTCTGAGTGAATCTAACAATGAATTTATTTTACAATCTCACGGGGTTGGAAAATACGGAAGATGTCTTGGGACACTATTTATTGACGATACCAATATTAACATGCTATTATTGAATGAAGGGCATGCGGAGGAATACAAGTGAAATATTTAATCTTATTTTTATTATCAGGCACGGCGTATGCAAACGAGGACGAGCCACAACCACAGGTTGTTTACAAGCAAAAAACTGAAATTGATTTTGAAGGCGTGGAGGTAGATGGAAGTCTAGTAAAGCCCCAAGGCTCTCTGGTTTTAGAAAGAAAGCGAGCACAGTTCAACTCAATGGTATGGATTAGAGCAGATTTTGATGATGAAATAGAAAAAACTATCCAGGAAATTAAATAATGTTTCCTTTGTTTTTTGAAAATAGCAAGATACCTGTTTGGTTGTCCAAACTTGCCCCAATTGAAATAAATGCGCTAAGTTTTTTTATCTTTGTTTTTTCACGAGGTGAGATGGATGAAAGAGTAAGAAGGCATGAAACAATTCATTATAAACAGCAATTAGAAATGCTTTTTATTTTTCAGTGGATTATGTATGCTTATTTTCATTTAAACGGGCTGCTTTCGGGACTTAGTGGATCTGATGCTTACTATGTTAACCCTTTTGAACTTGAAGCTTATGATAATGATGAGAAACAAGGTTATTTAAATGAAAGAAAAGCATATGCTTGGGTAAAGTACTGGAGAAATATGTGAAACTCCTACTTGAAAATTGGCGAAAATTCATAACAGAAGATTACGAACCAGTTACAACTCTTCGCATCTTTGACTTTGATGAGACAATAGCTCACACTCGCTCCGAAACCCGAGTTACAGCGCCCGATGGAACAACTGCTACCTTGAGAAATCAACAGGAGTTCGAAGAGTATATGAACGCTGCAGCAGCTAAGGAGGGCGTTGAAGCTTTTGATGCGGTTGATGAGTTGATAAACTTGGGATATAAGATTGATTTAAGTGATTTTTCTATTGTTAAGGATCCGGATGAAATTAAAATTGTAACTGACAAGCTAAGAGAGTTTTCTGAAAATTCTAGAACCTATATTCTAACCGCTAGAAGAGGAAATTCCTTAGCTCCTATTTTAGATTATCTTAACGATATAGGAATTGATTCTTCTAAAATCAGAGCTATAGCAACCCAAGGTGAATCAAAGGGCGATGTTATGGTTGCGATGATGAAAAACAAAATCTTAGACAACGGTAAATCAAATATTAATAGAATCGAATACTATGAGGACTCTCAAAAAAACATTGATGATGTATTAAGCAAAGTATGCACGAATCCAGAGATAGACGACATCAAACCAATTGATTTTGAACTGATAATCAATAAAGTTATTAATAATGGTAATCGTTACAATATTCAACGAATTGATTGTACACAGCCAAACTAGTTAAGAATAGCACAATAGGAGTACTACAATGTCTGACAATAGTGGATGGGAAACTTATTCAAAGCTAGTTTTGCAACAATTGGAAACTCTAGCTAGCGGTATAGAAGGCTTAAGAGGCGAACTTCAAGACATGAAGGAGCAGTTGACTGAACTAAAAGCTAAGGAAGATAGAGTTCAGGATATAAAAGCATGGAAAGAAAAAATGGACGATATTGCCAGCCCTCCGCAGCTTAAAGAAGCACTTGTAGATATTCAAGAATTAAAAGAATTTAAAACTCGATCGATGACTATTTTTATGGTTGTTCAAGCAGTAATGGGCTTGGCGTTGGCTTTGGGCTTAGAATTATTTTAAATATTGACAAAATATACAAAAGTGTTATATAATCATTATGTATAAATTTAAAATTGGAGATTTAGTGGGAATAGAGCACCCACAAAAACCAAAAGCTGCGATTAAGACAGGCATAGTAGTCGATACCACTGAGTACAATGTTATGATACAATGGTTTTCATATGACAAATCTTTTTTTATGGAAAAAGAAGGTGAAATTTTTAAAGAATTGAACAAATCATACCTTTTATCAAAACAGTCTTATCATCGATTAAATGAGAGGGCGTCTTTGTTTTTGCTAAACTCTAGTTAAAATATGAGTTATGATAAAGAAGAGGCATCTAGGAAAATAAAACTTGCCATTAAACAAATTAATGGATTGCCAGATGAAGTAGATGAAGATGGGAACGAAATTGAACTAATCCCAGAGATTGCAATTGGCAGTACACGTGGTTCAAAATACATTCACTGCTATTCGCCTGGGAAAAAAAGATTTATTAAAATTTCATCTGGACAAAAAGGTTATGTAATAGACGAGATGAAGGGAAATAACGAAAAGTATCTTGTTTACACATATGACGGACATTTGGTTGAAATTTTAATTAAGGAAATAATTTTTACAGGATTTGATTGATAATGTTATTTAAATTTGGAAAATTTTGGAAATCATTAATATTGCTATCATCAACGTGGGCGTTATATCTTTTTTTTGATTTTGAATTTGTAGTCATAACTCTTCTAGCTTTTATATTAATATCCAAATTAGATGATAATGATTTTTTGCTATAAAACTACTATTTAGAAGGTGGGCAAAAAGAAGAGAAGATATTTTAAAACCTCTGGTGATGGTGTCTCAAAATCAATTAGAGGATATATGGTAAAGTGGCTAGATAACGAAAGTGAGTCGTTTTCTCACATAAAAAATGCTGGGCCGTTTTCTGACGTCGATGAGGCTTGCGAGCTTCTTCACGATAACCTTAGATCTGGCAAGTGTAGCTGGATGGTAAGTTATGAGTAACGAAAAAGAGCCATTCGGTAATTTAATCCTAAAAGATTTTGAAATAGGTGATATGGTAGAATGGACTAAATGGGATTCATCAGAAAAAAAATGGATAAGCAATTACGGTATTTTAATAAAAATTGAAAATAAAATAAAATCAAACCGGATGGTTTCTGTATCTACCGTAAAACCAATAAATGAGCCGCATGAGTTTTTAGAATTGTTTACAATTAGTTTGCAGCCAGTAGACAATCTCCTGAGATTTTGATATGTGTGGTTTATATTATTTTTAAAACTATTTAAAACTGCAGGATTAATAATGGAAAACTATTCTAACGTTTTGAAATCTTTGGTTGGAAAATTCATGCCTTTCGCACAATCACGCATGGGTTTCAGTCATCCACCTAGATTATTTATACGCAATGATGCCAAAAATGCACAAAACCCACTTGGAAAAACTGCATACTATGATCCAGAAAGAGAATCGATAACTCTTTTTATTACAGGCAGGCATCTTAAAGACGTAATGCGTTCCTTGTCGCATGAATTAGTTCACCATACACAGAATTGTCGCGGGGATCTGAGTAATACTTCAGCTGAACCGGGATATGCCCAAAACGACGAGCACATGAGAGAAATGGAGCGTGAAGCTTATGAAGTTGGAAATATGTGCTTCAGAGATTGGGAAGATGGTATAAAAAATACTATTTATTACGAACATCTAGAAAAAGGAGAAAATAAGATGTCTACAAAAGATTGGAAAAACAAAGAAATTACTCAACTTCTTTCGGAAGCTTGGGGCTTTAAATTTAACACTCTCGATGAGTTCAATGAGTTCAACGGAAAGGGTGAACTTCAAGCAGAAGCAGAGGAAGAAGAATTAGAAGAAGCCGAAGATCACGACGACGAAGAGAAGAAAGTTGATGAAGCAAAAGTTGATGAAGACGAGGAAGTCGTTGAAGAATCAGAAGAAACCGTTGAAGAGAATGAAGATGTTGTCGAAGAAGGCGTTTTCTCACCTAACCATTATTGCGTGCACCACGGCGGAGTTTCAAGAAATGGTTCTGTTGAAATGGCTGAGGCTGTCGGACACAACTTCAATGAAGAGCTTGGCAAGGTTACACACTATGACATGAAATTTGAAGATGGTACGATTATGGAAGGTGTTCCGTTTGAGGACATTCAAGTCACCAACGCTAGCTTAGCCGAGGGTCATGGACACCCTGTTGGTAAGCGTGATGATGACGAGGAAGAAGATTTGGATGAGTCCAACAAAGACGCTAACGCCTTACGTGAGGCGATTCGAGCAGTGTTGCTCAAGCACCTCAAGGGCTAAAAACCATGTCAGGTAAGTACAAAAGTTGAACTTAAAAAGTCAAGAAACAAGTTTATCAAAAAACTATTATTAACACAAAAGGAACACACCATGTCGTTAGATTCACAATGGCGAGATTTTCTTAACGAGAGTCTTGATGAGAAAAACATCTTTACCTATATTCAGGGACTCCAAGAGATAATTTCCAATCTAAATCCAAAGACATTAACTGAAAAAAGGAGACTTCAACTTGCGAAGACTCATTTGCGCGAAGTTAAGAGATGTGCCAGAAAAATGGAAAATGACATGGGTGTACTTCAAGAAAAGCTTAGTATTCTTGAAGAATCTCAAGGAGTGGAATAATGGGCGGTGTTGCCGGGCATATGGCACACTTATCGGAGGATTTATCTTTAACCTTCGATGAGATTGTGTCTATTCTCGGCAAAGTTGCAAATGCAGATATTAAAAATGCAACTGAAAAAGTTGATGGACAAAACCTGTTTCTAACAGTTGACGCTAGCGGAGAAGTAAAAACTGCTCGTAATAGTGGTGATGTGAAAAAAGGTGGTATGACTACCGAAGAATACGTCAGCAAGTGGAAAGGACACCCAGCAGAAAATGCGTTTACGAACGGTTTCAAGGCGATCTCAGCGGCTTTACGCAAACTTAGCCCCGAGGACTTAGATGCCATCTTTGCAGGCGGTGACAGGTACGTTAACATGGAAATAATGTATCCTAAAAATCCAAATATTATTCTCTACTCGACACCAAACGTTGTTCTACATGGATTACAGTATTTTGGAGACAAAGAGGAAACTCAAGATGATCGTATTCTTACAAGGCAAAAGTTTGCTAAATTGTCCGGACTTGTTGATGGAGCCTCAGAAAAAATTGGCAAAGAAGAATGGGCTATTAACGGTCCTAAGATAGTATCCCTTAAGAAGCTAGCGGACGGAAAAGCACTTGAAGAAGTAACATCTAAAATACAAGCTTTTGCTGAGCCTGTTGGCATGAAAGCCACTTTAGGCGACTATATCGAAAAAGTTGTAAGAGAATATGCTAGCCAAGTTAATCTACCAGAAGATACCGTAGATAAACTTGTTGTACTAATGTTGAATTCAGATGCTGCAAAAAAACAAGGGCTGTCAGTTGTACAATTAAAAAAGGGATTGCCAAAAGAGTTGCAGGCTACTGTTTCAAACCTAGGTTCAAAAACTAAATCTAGAAAATATATTGCTAGTGTACTCAAGCCATTAGAAATAGCAATTAGCGATTTTGCCATCGAGGTACTTCGTGGTGTTAAGAGTTATTTTGTTAGCGACAACGATAAAGAAGTGGCACGCATGCGCGCAGAACTTGAACAATCAATTGCTTATCTCAAAAACCTACAAGCATCAGGTGATGAAAAGATGGGTGAACTTGTTGATCAGCAATTAGCAAAACTTGGCTCAATTGAAAATCTCGCATCATCGATGGAAGGCGTTGTATTTGAATATCCGCCGGGTTCAGAAAAAATCTATAAATTAACCGGTGCATTTGCCATGGCTAACCAGATTATTGGCAGAGCAAGGCGCTCGGGTATGACAGAAGATGAAGAGTTAGAAGAAGAAATAGAATTTGATTTAATGGATGACGAGTCGGACGATCCAGTAGTAGATGCTGATTACCCCAAGACAGTGGCAGTTGTTCCGGGTGCTTTTAAGCCACCTCACAAGGGACATCTGGATATGGTACGAAAATATGCAGATATTGCCGATGAGGTTATTGTTTTAATCTCTCGCCCAACAAAGAGCGGCAGAAGATTACCTAATGGGCGCGAAGTGACAGCCGAAGACTCCCTTAAAATATGGAATAAATTAGCCGCCGGAATACCTAATGTAAAAATTGATATATCACCCCATGCTTCCCCAATCAATGCTGCATATGATTTTATAGGAGAAGAGGGTTCTCTTAACACAGGAGACAAAGTGATATTAGGCTGCAGCACCAAAGGAGGCGATTGCAAGCGCTGGGCGGGTGCTACAAAGTACATAAAAGACGGAGTAGAGCTGGTACCCAATATGGGAGTAAAACCCACTGTGAGAGCCAGTGGAGCGCCGTATAGCGCAACAGATTTTCGAAATGCCCTTGGGGGTGGCTCGGGAGACGTCGCAGCCGATCGCGCTGAAATAGCTGATTTTGTTGGCGAAGAAAACGTCGACGATGTTTTAGATATTCTTGGACTAGCAGTCACAGTCGATGAAATGTCTGCAGCAGGATCCGGCGCAGTGGGGGGATTTAGTGCCCCTTTGGGATCTGGATCGGCTAAGCGAGGTACAACTGCGCCTAAAAGTACGAAAAAGAAAAAACAAAAGCAATATATAGATCTAGGCTTACTTGCTGAAGTTATGGAACTAATTATAGAAAGAGGCATTAACAATGAATCCAAATGAAGAAAAAATCCTTAGAGAGAGTATAAGACACCTTATTAAGCATGTCAAGACAAAAAGATCTGGCGAAGAGTCAGAATTACGAAATATAATTAGACAATTAATAGACGTCGACTCGACTATATCTGAAGGGCAAACACCGGATGTAGATCCGACGCCCAACAAGTCTACCGGAATTAATGTTCTGGAACAACTCCTTAAAAAGATTATACCAGTTTTAGAAGAAGATTACAAGTCTTTAACAACAAATAATGATCAAAGGCAATCTTTTCGTTCTCACATATTAAATGCTGTTGTAAACTCCCTTACTCCTGCGCAAGTTAACAACGATGCTGCTTCTGATGATTTAGAAGAGGAGATTGAAATTAACGTTGGGGACGAAGTGGATGACAAGTTTATCGACATTCGCACCGATGCAGAAAGACAAGCAGCCGAAGAAGAGGAAGAAGATCCTCGCGATTCCTTTGGTTCTGGACTAGAGGGTGATGAAACTGGACGTAATATGGCTTATGAGTCTTATAAAAAGATAGAAACCAACGTAATCGATGCATATGAGCTTCTTTCTGATCCTGATGATCAAGAATTATTTTATGATTATTTGATTGCAAATCTTAAACTTTATTTTGATAAATTCGAAGAGGAATTAGCTTCTTCTGTAGAGGAACCTACAAATCAGGCTTATAGTATGGCAAAATCAGGAGAAGCCAATGATGAAGATTTGGTAGAGTTGGAGTTTTAAATGGCAGAAAAAACCATAGTAGAAAAATTATTTGATGAGTTAGGCGAAGGGCCTACTGGAAATTTAAGAATATCAGACAAGGATAAACTTAAAAAAGCATTTGAGATAATCGATGGTGTCGATGAGGTAAGGGCAAATCTAATGGTAGCTGCTTTCGGAGATCCAGACGATCCGAATGATGAAGGCGGGCACTTAGATAAAACTATAGGAAAAGATCTAGGATTGTCGGCTGCAGCAGCAAAAGATTTTACAGCAAACTCTGTACAGAGAATGGAATACGTTAATAAAGTTGCTGCTGAGTCAGCTGACATGTCACATGCCAAAGCAGAAGCAATGTGGGCTGCAGCATTGTTTATTGTTCGATACCACATTATGGCTCATCACGATGGTGTCTCATGGTCGACGTCCTTCGGCGCAGGATAGTGGCATAATAATAATTTTAAAAAGTTGCTTGACAAATATAAAATTTAATAATATACTTAAAATGTGTTCTGCTTGTGATAGTTATGAAAGCAAATAATATTAATAAAAGTATCATAAGTAAACTAAAAGATCAACATAAATTAAACGATAGTTTATTAATAGGAATTAGCTCACTGTCTCTTGAAGAACTAATTGCTATCAGATTAGAATTAGCAGCCAAAGAAATTAATAATAGACTTTATGGCTTTGATATTTGGAAAAAAACTAATTATATAGTAAAAGATGCAATATTAAAATTTGCAATTTCTACAACCAAGTCAAAAAAAGATGCTGCTAGATTTTTAGGAATAACTCCTCAAGAGTTTCAAAAAATTTACAGAAATTATAATATTGACAATTATTTTGATAAAGAGTAAAAAATGAAAAACTTATATATTCTATTTCTTTTAGGATGCCCACCGGCAGACTTAGAAACTACCGAAGATTCCGAACAGTTTACAATCATAGAGCCCCCAGCTCCACCTAATGGAGTCATTACTGCAGATGACTGCAGGCACGTTGATAGGGGTGATATGGCGTGTAATTTTGTGTTACATGATCAAAATTCTGAAAATTGGGAACTTTATAACCATATCGGTGAAGTCACAGTTCTTGACTTTTCAACTATATGGTGTTACCCATGCCAAGTTGCAGGGAATTTCGCGCAACCAATTCAAGATGATTATGCCGATCGCGGTGTTAATTTTGTAACTGTGTTGTTAGATGGAATGGAACATTCGGTAGAACCTACACAGGATGAAATTTCAGAATGGGTACAATCTCATGGAATAACTACTGCTCCAATATTACAAGGAAGTAGAGAAAAAATGTTATCGTCAGATTCTTCAGGATATGATGGTTACTTATTGGGCGGATTTCCAACGTATGTTTATATTGGCAAGGATATGAAATTTTATTCAGCGCATGTTGGTTTTAATGAAGAGCATGTCAGGCAAACAATAGAAGAAGGTTTATAATGTGGAAAATATATAAATGGAACGGACACTACATCATGGGTGATCTAATAAGTAAGCACTCTAGTGAAGACGCAGCGCTGAAAAGGGCTGCAAAAGAAATTGATTTTACTTTTGCAGAAAAAGTTAAAAGAGATAAAGAAACTTTAATTTGGCTAGATAGCACAGATCATACACCTGTAGGTGTTATAGTGAAAAAAACTCGGGGGTGACTCAGGTTTCGACGTGGTATTGAAAATATTAAATGCAAGCAGGTAAGATACAGCCTTAATAGTTCAAATAATTTAGTTGCAAATAACAACTTACACTTCGAACAGCGCTTAGCCGCTTAGTAGGGAGGCAGATTAGAGCCTTCTATCCAATCTAATCAAAACAACAGATAAGTTGTTAAAATCAAAAAACTCAACGCAACAGGGAAGTAAGCGTTGTTTTATAACTTCCTAACTTTGTCAGTAAGTGACATTAACTGGCTAAGCTTGTGAATGACTTAATTTTGGATTTATTACGGACGCGGGTTCGACTCCCGCCGCCTCCACCATTTAAGGAGAAGAGATGTTCAATTGGTTTAAGAAAGAAGACAAAAAATCTGTGAAACCAAATTTTGATTTTGAAGATACCATTGAGGAAACTCTTTGGGAAATCAAGCAAGAATATGATTTAGAAACCGAAGAAGTCGAAATGACAGTATTCCAGAAGCGACACTATATAAATTATATGAATGAGTGTGTTAAAAACAAGAAATGAATATTTGGGTGGCGTTATACAAAGGTAAAGGAAATTTAATAAATACCATTGTGCGCCGCTGGACAAAAAGCCAGTATAGCCATGCAGAGTTAATATTGGATGATGGAAAAACATGGATTGGAATTAGTCCGTTTATAAAATCAAAGATAACGGACAGAAAAAATGTTGAATATAATCCAGAAAATTGGGATTTTTATGAAATACCAGTAACTGAAGAACAACATCAGTCAATACTAGATTTTTATGATATAACAAAGGGTGCGACGTATGATTGGATTGGGATGTTGTTATCTCAATTCCTTTCGTTTCGAATAAAACAAAAACATAAATGGTATTGCAGCGAGTGGATTTTATACGCTTTAAGGATATCATGTATAGTTGATTGGAAAATAATTAAAATATTTGATCAATCAGACTTGTCACCTTCTAAATTACATGATATACTGTTATTATGTGATTTCAAAAAAATTAATTTGGAGAACTTAAATGACAATACATAATAGAATGTACGATCAAGAATTATCAGGTAAATCAAAAAAACCTACAGTAATGGTATCTGGCGGTTTCGATCCGGTTCATGCAGGACATATTCGTATGATTCGACATGCTGCAGAATTTGGGGATGTCATCATAATCGCGAATTCAGATGATTGGCTTTTTCGAAAAAAGGGCTTTGTTTTTATGGAGTATGCTCGCCGTATAGAGATTTTAAACGCCATTAAAGGCGTTATCTTAGTCGATTCTGTAGATGATAGCGATGGAACAGTTTGTGAAGCAATTCGAAGACTTAAGCCAACATATTTTGCTAACGGCGGCGATCGCGGAAGGACAAACACACCAGAACAGGCTGTATGTGAAGAGCTTGGAGTTGAATTGTTGTGGGGAATCGGCGGCGAAGAAAAATTACAAAGTTCATCTGAGTTAACAAAAAAAGTCAGAGATTTTGATATTCCTCCGATCCGATCATCCGGTCCACATTCCGAAAGATAATTCAAAAATCTAGTTACAATAATGAAAAGTTTTAAAACTTTAAAATTAGATTCCTCCTTTCGTCCTGTAGAAGTAATAGATGCAGTCGAAGCCTTGGTTTTATGTATTGTTGGAAAAGCCATGCCAGTAGAGGAATACACTGAAGAAATAAGAACCGTAACAAGAAAATTTGTATTGCCATCTGTCATAGCTTTAAAAAAGGTTGTTAAATTTAGATTTACTACGATGGCGCCCTCCAGAGATAATGTTTTTTGGAGAGACAACAATCAATGTCAATATTGTACTAAAACCTTCTTAAAAGAAGAGCTTACTCTCGATCACGTTAAGCCCCGCAGCAAGGGCGGTAAAAATACGTGGCTCAATTTAGTTACAGCATGTAAAAAATGCAATCAAAAAAAAGGTAATAGAACTCCCGAAGAGGCTCATATGCCTTTATTGCGCACTCCGTTTAAACCAAAAACAAATATCCTAAGAGCTGTAAGTAAAAGTCAAATAAATCCAATATGGAAAGAATATTTGTGGGGAATGTCTTGACACTTTAGTTTTTGAGTGTTATGATTTATATATTGCCCCTTAGCTCAGTTGGTAGAGCAAATGACTGTTAATCATTGGGTCCGCGGTTCAAGCCCGCGAGGGGCAGCCATCTTAATAAAGGAGAAAAAATGTCTGCTGTAAAAAGACTACAATCACTTAAGTTATCACCTGACGCGATGGTAACTCTTACGTATGAAGAAGGAACTGATGTTTTTGTTCACAATGAAACAGAAGTAGAGGACGCCATCAATCATACTAGCGTTATTAACGAGTTTGCATCATTAATTGCTCAAAGTAAGCTTGATGCACGAAATCGTTGGAGTGGAAATGTTCTAGAACATCTCCGAGCCGAAGACTACCTTGAAGATTATGAACGTGGTACGTACAACTTCGAAGAATACTTAGCAGAAACATTGGCTGAAAATTTTTATGATACTGAACTAATTGAGTATTCCACAGAGAAATACGATCATAAGCGCGGCTTTTGCACACTAACCGCTCAAGTAGAAGTACCGTACGAAAATTTGGTAGAAGTTGATCCATTTATCTCTGGGTGGAATGTCTCTGTTGAAACAGAAAACGGAACCTTATCATTTGATGTATAGAACAGGATGATTTGTTGAATATCTTATGGAATACCCGACTATTTTCCCAAATCTCAAAACTATTTTAGTTAGAATTCCAAAAACAGCTAGCACTAGCATTAACAGACATTTATATACTTGTGACTGTCAACAACGTGATTTTGGTAAAAAGCCTAGGCCACCACGCGTTTGTTCTAGTTCTATGAAAACATACAAGCACAGTAGGATAACCGAAACAAGAGCGGTATGCCCCACAGATCTGTATGAAGCTTCTTACAAGGTAGCATTTGTTAGAAACCCTTGGGATTGGATTTTATCCTATTATTGGCACTATGGCGATACTTTCATGCGAGAAAACACATTTAGAAATTTTTTATCAGGTATACCTGAAATGTTACTTAAACATCGATGCGACAGATTGCCATGGCATAATATTATGCCACAAATGCCACAATATGAATACATAATAAATGAGAACGGAGAGATAGAGGTTGATTTTATAGGTAAGTATGAAAATCTTCATGAAGACTGGCGTAGGCTATGTGGGGAGATTGGTATTAATAAAAACAAATGGGAACAGAGAGGTTCAGAAGTAACGCTGTCTGACACTCTCACATTGCCGCACTTAAATGCTAATCCCACTCCCCGGAAGCATTATCGAAATTACTATACGGATATAGAAATTGATATGGTATACAACTTATACAAAAAGGATATAGAAATGTTTGATTACGAGTTTTGATCAATAGTAGCACTCGGTTCTACGTAGCTAATCTATATATTATGGGAGGATTATATCATGAAAAAATGTGACTGTTGTGGCTGCGTTGCACCTTGTGAGTGCGAATGCTGCTGCAAATAATTCCCAAAGCGCTGTTCTGCTCGCTTTATAAGCAGGACGTGGTTGCCGATCGTCACGTAGGCAAAGGTTTCCGGTTATCCTAGTTCTAGACAGAAAACCGGTTTTATTTATGGGGGGTGGCGGAATTGGCAAACGCACCCGGCTGTTTCCCGGGCGGTGATTCATGAAAATGCACCTTGAAGGTTCGAATCCTTCCCCTCCAGCCATTTTTTATTTTAAGCCATAGTTACTAATGTGGAAACGGTGGCAGAATTAGCAATATTAGCTATGAGTATGTTTTTGGCGGCTTTCTTTTGTTTGAAAGTTTTGTTTATACCAGATTCAGCCATAAAAACCATAGACAAAATTTATGAAGTCGAAGAAGAGATATACCAAGAATGATAGAGTTTTGGTTAAATCATTTGCCGGTCCAAATGTTTGTGTTGTTTTAAAAAGCCGGTACATTGTGTCAAAATCACAGTCCAAACTTGGTGTCGATGGGTGGAACGCTCAAATAACAAATCAAAAAGAAGTTGAAAAACTTCGTAAACGTGGTGTACCATATAAAAAAGGTGAAAAACCCAAAGTTTGGGTATTCGACTGGCAAATAATCAAGAAATGCAACTAATTATGATATCATTAGCGGTGGTAAATGGCTAAAAAAAATTATGTGTTAGATACGAGTGTCTGTTTGACAGATGCTGATGTAATCTACAAATTTGATAATCATGATATTTTCATACCTCTCAAGGTGTTGGAAGAGATCGATGGACACAAAAAGCGACAAGATTCAGTTGGTTCTAATGCTAGACAATTCATTCGAACACTCGATACTTTAAGAGAGAAAGCAAATTTAGAGAAAGGTGCTCGTATCGGTAAAGGTATGGGTATTTTAAAAGTTGTTTCATATGCAATATTGAAGGAAGTGATATTCCCACCTGACTTAGATATGAGACACCCAGATCATGCTATTATAGCAACAGCAAAAGCAATTCAATCAGACTGTGAGAACCGAAAAACAATTATGGTTTCTCGCGACATCAATATGAGGGTAATTTGCGACTCTATTGGGCTAGAAGCGCAGGATTATATTTCTGAAAAAGCTGCCCCATCGTTTGAAGAGTTGTATAACGGATTTATTGTTCAATGTTTTGATGATGAGGTTATTGATCGGTTTTATGCAGGCGAAGATATAATGATTACTGAAGACGAAGCTGAGCAGCCTATGTATCCAAATCAATATGTTATGATGGTGTCAAACGCCAATGATAAAAAGTCTGCGTTAGCAAAATTTAAAAATCACCATGAACCACTCCAGAATGTAGTTAATAAAAATATTCATGATTGGAAGATAGACGCACGCAATAAGGAACAGGCATTTGCCATCGATATGCTAATGAATCCCGACATTAAAATTGTATCGTTAGTTGGACGTGCCGGATCGGGTAAAACATTATTAGCAATTGCTGCCGGATTACAGCAAACAATAGGATTGCGTACAGATGAGAATCACTATTCACGATTAATAGTTTCTCGTCCTGTGCAGCCACTTGGAAAAGATATTGGATTTTTGCCAGGGACTATGGAAGAGAAGATGCTTCCTTGGCTAATGCCTATTCAAGACAATCTCAAATTTCTTATGGGAGATAGGACGTCTCTAGAGATGTATATGGAAAAAGGTAAAATTGAAATTGAAGCGCTCACATATATCCGAGGTAGATCGATTTCTAACGCATTTATTGTGATAGATGAAGCACAAAATCTAACCAAGCACGAAATTAAAACTATTATTACACGTATTGGCGAGGGTACTAAAATTATTCTTACCGGCGATGTTGAGCAAATTGACAATGTTTATGTTAATGAAACTTCTAATGGCTTGGCACATGCAGTCGAAAGTTTTAAGGAATATCCAATTGCAGGACATATGACGTTCAAAAAAGGAGAACGTTCAGAGTTAGCAACTTTAGCTTCAAAAGTCTTGTAAAATAGTTTATTGTATGTTATATTAATAAAGGAGACTTTACTATGAGTAAAGAAAAAATAACTAATATTGAAGAAATTCTTGATAACGCTTTAAGCGAAGAAGAAGCTCACAAAAACGAAATGCTAGCCATGGCAGTTAAATCAGATACGAAATTAAAAAATATTCTTGTTGAATATGTTGGAACAAAATTTGATAAAGAAGAAGTTACCGTAAATATGATTGCAGAGACAATGGCGCACGAATTCCCAGAGTTTGTTTTTGCTTTCGCGGAGGAGAATTTTTTACGTGGTTATCAACTAGGATTAGACGATGCTTATAAAACACTTGATGGAGAAACACCAGACTTTACAACAGAATAATACTGATTTTTACACTCCCACAGGAATTCATGTATATTTCAAAGAGCCAGTGGCTGCGAAAATTGATGTAGAAAACGTTGTGGCAAAATTAGAATCAAAAATACCTTCTCACCTTTTAGAAGAAATTGAAATGATAATTGTGGGCTGGTTTGAAGAATTCGAAGAACGAGATATTAATGCTTTTTATGATGGTGGTACAATATACGTATCTAATTTACAAGATGACGAAGAAGATATGTATGACGACTTAGTTCATGAAGTTGCTCACTCTGTTGAATCACCTCATGGCTATTATTTGTATGCGGATGAGAAAATTAAAAACGAATTTCTTGCTAAGCGCTCTATGTTACACGATATTTTGTGGAATATGGGATATAAGACGCCAAAATCATTTTTTAATGAAATTGAATTTAATCAAGAATTTGACGACTTTCTTCATAAAAAAGTTGGATATGACAAATTAGCAAGAGTAATGCAAGGTTTATTTATCAATGTATACGCAGCAACCTCCCTGAGAGAGTATTTTGCAACAGCATTCACGGATTTTTATTTAGATAGCAATCATAATTTTTTGCAAAAAGTATCCCCAGCGGTATATGAAAAATTAATTAATATTCAAAATGAAGAATTTCTTGACTCTATGTAGATAATGTGTTATATTGAAAGTGAATTGCTGAGGTTACAATGGCACATATTTCATTTTCTGAATTAAAAGATTGGGCACATTGTCCGTATTATCACAAACTTACTAGAGTTGATGGCATCGACGGGTTCACTGGTAATCAGTATACAGCCTTTGGTTCTGCTATGCACTCTGTTTGTGAGAAAAAATTGCTTCAAGAAGAAATAGAAGAAGATTTTTTTGTCAAAGAATTGAAGAAAAATATTTCAGAACTTGATGAGCCAGTGGACAATAAAATCGTTCATCAAATGATGAAGCAGGGCAATGATATTATTCCTGAGATTAGTGATGCTCTGAAAGATTATTTTGAAGAGTATGAAGTCTTGGCAGTTGAGATGCCCCTAATGGAAGATATTGAAGGGCATGATGAGTATAAATTTAAAGGATTTATCGATGCTGTAGTGGCGACTCCTGATGGAAAGGTTCATATTTTTGATTGGAAAACTTGTTCGTGGGGTTGGGATGCTAGAAAACGCGCAGAACCGATGGTTACATATCAGTTAACGCTTTACAAGAACTATTTTTGCCAAAAAATGAATGTAGATCCAAAAGATGTAGAAACTCATTTTGCACTACTTAAGAGAACTGCTAATAAAAACAGGGTGGAATTTTTTAGAGTAACTTCTGGTGCGAGAAAGACAGAAAATGCTCTTAAACTATTAAACAAAGCGTTATACAATATCAAAAAACAACGTTATATTAAGAACAAGCTGTCCTGCACAAAAGGCTACGGCTGTAAATTCTATAACACAAAACATTGCTCATAAGGAAACAATAAATGCAAAAAAAGAAAATTCTGGTAATATCAGATCACCCACTTTCGCCATCTGGCGTAGGTACGCAAACAAAATATTTTATCGAATCATTGCTAAAAACCGGCAGATATAAATTCGTATGCTTAGGCGGTGCTATGAAGCACAACAACTACGATCCAGTTATGGTAGATGGGTGGAATCAAGATTGGATAATTATTCCGGTTGATAACTACGGCAATCACGAAATCGTGCGCTCCATATTGCAAAAAGAGAAACCAGACTTACTTTGGTTTATGACAGATCCTAGATTTTATGATTGGCTGTGGGAGATCGAAAATGAAATTCGAGCATTAGTGCCAATGGTATACTACCATGTGTGGGATAATTTCCCAGTACCAATGTTCAATAAAATGTGGTATGATTCCACAGATTCAGTTGTCTCAATATCAAAAGTTACAGAAGAGATTGTAAAAACAGCTTCACCTGATTCATATGCAGGAAGAATACCGCATGCTGTCAATTCATCTATATTCTATAAATTTAATAGTTCTCAAGATTTAGAGATTGTAAAGGATCTTAGAACTCAAATTATTAACTCAAGCAAAAATTTTAACAATCCTAAAAAGAAGATTTTCTTTTGGAATAACAGAAATGCAAGACGCAAGCAAAGTGGGACTTTGGTTTGGTGGTTCAAGGAGTGGCTTGATAAAGTTGGACACGACAAAGCAACTCTCTTAATGCATACGGATGCCAGAGATCCACATGGACAAGATTTACCTCATTTGATTGAACATCTAGGCGTTAACGATGGACAAGTGTTGTTGTCTACCGACAAGGTGACTCCTCAAGAGTTAGCACGCTTCTATAACTCAGCAGATTTCACTGTAAATATAGCAGACGCTGAAGGCTTTGGTTTGGCAACTCTTGAATCTTTAGCGTGTGGTACGCCAATTATTGTAAACATGACTGGTGGATTACAAGAGCAAGTTACCGATGGTAAAAATTGGTTTGGTTGGGGTTGTGTACCGGCAAGTAAGTCAGTTATTGGCTCTCTACAGGTTCCATATATTTATGAAGATAGAATGGGGCAAGATCAATTTGAAAAAATGATGAATAAGGCATTAAAATGCAGCAAAAAGGCTTACAACAATATGTCAGAATTAGGATTAAAACACATCGATGAAAATTACAATTTTGAAAACTTTGAAAAAAACTGGGTTGACAAAATAGATGAAATTATAGAAAATTCTGGCTCTTGGGAAACAAGGAAAAATTACGCCCGTTGGCAATTAAAGGAGATAGCATGAGAAAAAATATTATACTAAAGGGTCCAGTGCTCACTCGAAGTGGTTACGGAGAACAAGCCAGGTTTGCTTTAAGGGCTCTCCGATCTCGTCCGGATTTATTTAATGTTTTCATACAACCACTTCAGTGGGGAGCGACTTCTTGGATAAATGAAATAAACGAAGAAAGAAGGTGGATTGACGATACTATTGAAAAGACTATTGGATTTATTCAACAAGGAGGACGCTTCGATGCTTCCCTCCAAGTTACTGTGCCGAATGAGTTTGAGCCCATGGCACCACTCAATATTGGATACACAGCGGGGATTGAAAGCACCAAGGTGGCACCCCAATGGCTGCAAAAATCAAATGAAACTGTAAATAAATTAATTGTAGTATCAAATCATTCTAAGAATGTTTTTGAAAATACTGTATACCTTGCAAAAAATGAAGCAACCAATGAAGAATTTGAGTATCGGTTACAGATACCAGTTGATGTTGTAAACTATCCTACTAAAAATCATTCAACTGAAGATGACTTAGATTTAAAATTAGACTATGATTTCAATTTTCTTTTAATATCTCAGTACGGTCCTAGAAAAAATATTGCCAATACGATTAAGTGGTTTTTGTCAGAATTTAAAGATGATGAAGTTGGACTTGTGGTTAAGACAAATATGGCTAAAAATTGCCACATTGATATGATAGGAACTGAGTCAAAATTTAGGAAAATTTTAGATGACATAAATGATGATGCATCAAGCAGAAAATGTAAATTGTACCTACTACATGGAGATATGACTGATGAGGAAATTCACTCTCTGTATGTACACCCAAAGATGAGAGCGTTTGTGTCTCTTCCGCATGGTGAGGGTTTCGGGCTTCCTCTTTTTGAGGCAGCATATTCCGAAATGCCGGTTGTCACAGTAGGATGGTCAGGACAATTAGATTTCTTGATCGACGATAATGGCAAGGAAAAGTTTTACAACGTTTCCTTTGATATCAATAATATTCAAAAAGAGGCAGTTTGGGATGGAGTGCTCCAGGCAGATAGCAAGTGGGCATATGCCCGAGAAAACTCAGCCAAGAAGCAAATGAGAGCATGTTATGAAGATGTTATTAATGGCAATAACAAGATGGCTATTGAGCATGCAAAGTTTCTTAATGATAAGTTTTCTCAAGAAAAAATGTATTCTCAGTTTGTTGAATCAGTTGTTTCTGTTGTCGGAGATGCATCGACAGAAGAGGCAGATAACGCGCAGGTTATTGTACTGTGAAAAAAATAGTTTACTGCGCGCAGTTTTTGGATTTATCGGGATATGGAATTGCAGCACGTCGCTATCTGGATTCCCTAGATTTGGCTATAGATGATAATGTAGAATTAAAGATCTACACCACAGTTGCTGCTGGTGTTCAATTAAATTCTTTATCTAAGCGCGAGCAAGAATTGATTCAAAAATATTCCTTCAAAAATGATGCAGAAATTACAAATTTTATGAAAGGCAACGACTATGAGTGCATATGGCACATGCCTACTCCTATGCCTTTATTTGCAGATAATAGGTTTAAAACAACTCCAGGAATCGAGACACCTTCTTTATCTCGTTTGATTAAATCATCCAAGAGAAATCACCACTTGGTAGTTTGGGAGACAACTGATATATCTACCGAATGGAAAGAATCGCTGGAGTGGTTCAAGCCTCACAGCATTATTACTGCTTGCGAAATGAATGTAAAGTTGTATTCTAAGTATTGTGACAATGTGCTGTTAGCTCCCCATCCTATTTACGACGTTGAGTCTATCAAGCCACAACCATTAGCATTACCTCAGTCGCTTGATGATAAATTCGTAATATTTTCAATGTCGCAGTGGACACATAGAAAGGGATTTGATAAATTATTGACAGCATTTACTGCCGAGCTTGGAGATAAAGAAGATTGCATGCTTGTTTTAAAAACATTTGAATCGGCTGAGGCAAACTCCGCAGAACAGATAGCAAATGCAGTTAAAAACATTCGTGGCGCTGTTAATAAAGAGAATATAAAAAACAACATATTGCTGCTCCCGTCGTATATTGCAGAATCCAATATTAAATGGCTATATGAAAAGAGCGATATATTTGCATTGCTTCCCCGCGGCGAAGGATTTGGCTTAACGATATTCGAAGCAATTCTCAATGGAGTGCCGGTGTTAGTCCCCGATCAAGGCGGACATTTAGACTATATTGATTCATCTAACAAGTTCATGGTAAATGGAATGTGGGATAGCTGTGTGGTTGCCAATAATCCAGTTTATTCTGTAGATAGTGAGTGGTATGAATCTAATATTTCAAGTGCACGAAAGAAATTAAAATTAGCATATGACATGTGGAAATCTGGAACCCTAGAGGCTGAAGGACAAAGCCTAAAAAACCATCTACTAGGTAACGAAAACTATGATTCAGCAAAGATAGGAAAAGACATTATTGCGCATGTAACAAAAGAAGCCAAAACACCCTATTCCGCGTCCATTCTTAAGAGAAATTCTCTCAGAAAGAAGCTCTCATTAGCTTCAAATCTTCAGGAGCAAGTGGATATTCTTAAAAATTCTTATGAAGGAGAAACGGCATATATTTTAAATTGTGGGCCATCCTTAAGCAACTACTCCTCTCAGTTTATAAATGACTATCTAGCAGATAAATTAACCATAAGTGTGAAGCAAGCATATAATGCATTTCCAGAAGTAACAGATTTTCATTTTTTTAATTGCGCTAATTTACCAATACCAGTTGGCGCACCACTTCTTCGTCATTATAAATATAACGAAGATACACGCCCCATTGTAATTGCTAGTAGTAATTATGATCTTGGGCAGAGGTGGCATCCTTGCCAGAAACATGATTTATTTTTTAAAATCCCAATTAGAACTGAAATAAATAACGAGTTCGTCACGCTTACTAAGAAGTTTGATGATTTTTTATTCTCTAATTCCTTGACAAGGCCGTGTGGGCCGGGTATAATGTTAGAAACAGTGATATTCTTAACTGTTCATTTAGGGGTAAAAAATATAGTAGGCTTGGGTTGGGATCTCACCAACGATAAAGTCAATGAAGATACATATCAACATTTTTATGGAAATACAAGAAATCTTTTTAATCGTGGAGATGTACTCGATTGGGAGATTGAAGCAGGAAGAGAATCCTCAAAAGATGTGTTTTATTGGCTAAAAAATCTTGGCATAAATCTTCAACTAGTCTCAGATATCAGCACCCTTTATGATGGAATAGAAAGAATAAGCTTAGACTAACAGGGAGAAAACATGGAATCTTTTGATCCATATAACAAAAATACAAATATGCCATTCTTTATTGCCGAGATTGGGATTAATCACAATGGCGATTTAGATATTGCTAAACAACTTATTGACATGGCAAAAGCTGCTGGCTGTCATGCAGTTAAATTTCAAAAAAGAGACATTGATACGGTTTATACTGCGGAATATCTCGCTGGTTCCCGGGAAAGCCCTTGGGGAACTACACAACGCGAACAGAAAGAGGGACTTGAATTTACTAAAGAAGATTACGATGTAATTGATGATTATTGTCGCTCAGTCGGAATATTATGGTCTGCGTCGGCGTGGGACATTGAAAGTCAGAGATTTCTTCAACAGTACAATCTTCCATTTAATAAGGTAGCTTCGGCAATGTTGACTCACACGGAGCTGTTGGAAGTAATCGCCGCCGAAGGTCGTCATACTTTTATTTCCACTGGTATGTGTAATTTTGAAAATATTGATACTGCAGTCGACATTTTCAACAAGCATGACTGTCCATTTACTTTGTTTCACTGTGTATCAACTTACCCATGCGCAGACGAAGATTGCAATTTAAATTTGATTACAACATTATCAGAAAGGTATAATTGCCCAGTAGGGTACTCTGGACACGAAGGTGGTACCACACCCACAGTACTGGCGGTAGCCGTTGGCGCTTCAGCGATCGAAAGACATATAACTTTAGATAGAGCAATGTATGGTTCAGATCAGGCAGCTTCTATAGAACCTATGGGAGTAATTAAATTAGTTAGAGATATTAGAGTTATTAATAATGGAATTAGAGGAGTTAGGGAAATTGCT